AGGGCGAGCCGAAAGAGCCGCCAGACGACGGGAAACAGAAAGAGGGTGTAAACAATGCCGATTAAGAAAGAGAGGGAATATAGGGCGCTGGCAGCGCCGCTGACTGCGCAGGCAGCAGCCAAAAGAATAGATACAGACTATTACGTAGAGGGGTACGCTACAACTTTTGACAAGCCGTATCTGCTTTATGAATTTGAGGACGGGACAAAGTTTTACGAAAGGATAGACGCACACGCACTGGACGGCGCAGACATGAGCGACGTTATCATGCAGTACGACCATGCGGGCAGGGTATTTGCCAGACAGTCAAATAAGACGCTTATTTTAGTACCAGACCATAAGGGGCTTTTAGTAGCGGCTGATTTAGGAAAGACAGATTTAGCCCGTGGGTTATATCAGGACATTGAAGCAGGCATGATTACTAAAATGTCATGGGCGTTTACCGTGGCAGAGGAAACATACGACAGAGTAACACGCACGAGGACGATTTTAAAAATCAAAAAGGTTTATGATGTATCCGCAGTGAGCATACCAGCAAACGGGGATACTGAAATAAGCGCCCGTAATTTTGCGCATAGGAGTTATGAGGCAGAACGGCAGGAGTTGCTTAACAGACGGGTTGCACTACTAAAGATTAGGGCAAATTTATAACATGAAAAAAGGAGAGCAGAAACCATGAGATTAAAGGAGATTGAGGCAAGATTAGCCCAGATTAGAAACGAGCTGAACACCAGAGCGGCAGAACTGACCGCAGAGGAAATTACAGCACTGGAAACAGAGGTAACAGACTTGCAGGAAGAGCGCACGCAGATTGTGGAGCAGGCAGAGAGAAGAAATAAGCTGCTTGCCAGAATTGCGGCAGGAGAACCGATTGACGACGGAGTAGAAGGAGAGGGAACAACGCCGACAGTGCTTAGAAACTTTAAAGGGGTAGCAGGCGAGGGGGACGACGGCGACAAGTACGGCAGCATGGAATACAGAAAGGCATTTATGCGTTATGTATGCCGTGGTGCAGCTATTCCGGCAGAGTACAGAGCGGATGCCGTAAGCAGCACAACGGACGTAGGCGCAACAATCCCTACAACGGTACTGAACCAGATTGTGCAGAAGTTGGAAAGTACGGGCATGATTTTAGCGCTTGTAACCAGAACTGCATACAAGGGCGGCGTGGCTATCCCGGTGTCTACGGTTAAGCCTACTGCAACATGGGTAGCAGAGGGAAAAGGCAGCGAAAAGCAGAAATTTACCGCTACAAAAGACGGCATGATTACTTTTGCATATCATAAGCTGCGCTGCGCAGTTGCGGTAAGTCTGGAAGTTGACACAATGGCAATCAGTGCTTTTGAGGCTATGCTGATTAACAACATTGTAGAGGCTATGACGAAAGCACTTGAGCAGGCGATTATCAGCGGCGACGGAAACGGAAAACCGAAAGGAATTTTAAACGAAACACCAGCAGAGGGGCAGAAACTTACCAGCTTAAAACCTGCTTATGTGGACTTAATCGCAGCAGAGGCAGCATTACCGCAGGCATACGAAAACGGGGCAGTATGGTGCATGAGCAAAAACACTTTCATGCAGTATTACGGACTGACTGATAGCAACGGGCAGCCTATCGGCAGAGTAAACTACGGTATTGCAGGAAAGCCGGAGCGCTTTTTACTGGGCAGACAGGTAGTGTGCTGCGATTATGTACCGACCTATAGCACATCAGTAGGAGAGAATACAGCGTTTGCGTTCCTTTTCAACTTTAAGGACTATGTACTTAACACCAACTACGCAATGGGCGTAAAGAAGTATGAGGACAACGACACCGACGACAAAGTAACAAAGGGCATTATGCTTGCGGACGGAAAGGTAGTTGATAAAAACAGCCTTGTTACTATCTGCATGGGGAGAAGTGCATAAGAAAGGTGGATATTTATGAAAGGGCATTTAGATGTTAAAGAACTGGAGAAATACAAGAAAGCCGATTTACAGAAACTTGCGGAAGAGCTGGGCGTAAGTACAGAGGGGACAATCAAAGAACTTGCGGAACGTTGCGCAGAGGTTGAGGTAGAGATACCAGACGAAAGCGAGCTGACAGAAGAGGAAAAAGAGGCAGCAGAGCAGGCGGCGGCAGAATATGCCGAGGAAAACGAGCAGGAAGAGCCGGAAAAGGACGACGAACCGCAGGCAGCCGGAACGGTTACGGTAGAGGTAACAGCTATGTACTTAGACAGGGTACTAAACGAAGTGAAAGAGCCGGGAGAAGTTTTTACTGTAAGTCGTGAACGGGCAGCAATTCTGGAAAGAGAAAAGGTTGCAAAAATCAAAGAGTAAGCATCTGGGCTATGGAAACGTAGTCCAGATTTATTTTGAAAGCGGGGTGCAGGATATGGCAGCAAATGCCACAACATTAACAGAGAAGATGCGGGCGGCGCTGCGTATCAGCAGCACAAGTGAAAAAATTACAGAAGAAATTAACGACTGTATCGCTGCTTGTAAAATGGACTTGCGGGATGTGGGCGTAAAAAAGATTGATGAAAATGACGCTTTAATCATCCGTGCAATTACACTCTATTGTAAATCGGAGTTTGGATATTCTGATAAATCAGAAAAATTCTGGAAATCTTACGAGTGCTTAAAAACACATTTAAGCCTCTCTAGTGAGTATACGGGAATAGGCGGAGAAGATTCAGGCGACGTGTCTGTGGATGAAGTAAATGAAGAGGACATTAAAAATTTATTTAAAAAAGGAGCGTTGTAAAAATGGCAATTAAGAGAGTGACATTGAATACACTCACTTTTCTGGTAAACGAAATTAAAGAACGATATACAGAAAAAACAGAAATTGGTGCGTTGGGGCATCTGGATAAAGTTGCGGTTGAGCATTTAGCAGAAGATTTAAAAAATTTAATCAATGGAAAGGCAAACGCAGCTACCACACTTGCCGGATACGGCATTACGGACGGCATGACAGCCACAGAGATTGCGCAAGCTATCTCAACGGCGGTAGCGGGCGCAGACCATTTAAGCCGTGTGACAGTGAGCAGCACGGCAGATATTAACGTGTCAGCGCCAGACGCAGAAAAGAAAATTTACATGGTACCAAATGAGGGTGGAGCATCCGGGAATCTTTTCAGTGAGTATATGGTTATTAACGGAAAACTGGAAAATGTGGGAGACTGGGAAGTAGACCTAACGGATTATGCCAAGACCGTAGAAGTTACAGCCTCTATTGCAAATGCGTTGACAGCATACGCAAAGACAGCAGACGTAACAAAAGCTATCAATGCAGCAGTAGCCGGGCTTATTCAGCTGGGTGATTTATCTGTAGGTGCGGCAGGAGTAGGGAATGTAGTAACTGAACTTACATATGACAGTAAAACTGGAAAAATTTACAGCAACAAAGGGCATTAAGGCATTGACAGAATCTGATTTGCAAGAAATTACACAGCAGGAAATAAAAGCATTATTTGCTTAATGGAGATACTGCTATGAGGTGGTTTAGTTTCTCCGGATTAAAGTTTCTGGTTAGTGAAATTAAGGGCAGAGAGCTGCTTAATATGCAAGCCATAAATAATACGTTTAATGAAGTTTACGATAACATGGATAAGCTGGATAAACGTATAGATGATTTACATTATAGGAGCGGCGCAGCATATTTGGGAAATTGCTATTGCTGAAGTGCATATTTAGGCGCTGTGTCCGAAACGGACACCAAGAGACGAGAAAGCGGGGGATAAAATGGCAGAATGGGTGGACGAATTAACGCTTGTAAAACTGACAGAGCCAGATAAAAGGGTAAACAGTAACGGCTTTGCAGAGCAGGGCGAAGAAAGTAGGCGTACTGTTTTTTGTAACATGAAATCAGTAGGCTATAACGAGTATTTCAAGAGCCAGCAGACCGGGAAAGTAGTAGAGCGAAAATGCGACGTACACAAAATAGACTATGAGGGAGAGGACACTGTAGAAGTGGACGGGAAAGCTTATTTTGTGCTTAAGACGTATGACATTGACGACGACACGGTAGAGCTTACGCTAACAGATTTGCGATATAAGGAAAGGGGAGCTTAAGCGTGGGAGAATTTAATACCGTGGGTTTAGAGGCTGTCATAGAGGCGTTTGGAAATAGGGAGCAGGCAACGGTAGAGGCAGTGCCTAAAATGTTAAAGGCTGGTGCTGCGGTGCTGATAGAGGCACAGCAGACAGAGGCAAAGGCTATGGGGATTGAGGAAACCGCAGGCTTTATACAGTCAATCAAAGCAACTGCTGTTAAAGGTGGAAGTACAGAGAAATACGTAGAGGTATACCCGCATGGCAGGGCAAAGCACGGAAACGACCGAAAAGGGGACAAAAGCAATGTGCGTTATGCAACTATCGGCTTTGTAGCGGAATATGGGACGAGCAGCCAGCAGGCACGCCCCTATATGACTGTAGCAAATGAGAAAGCACAGGAGAAAGTAGTAGAGGCACAGCTGGAAATATGGGAGCGTGAAACAAATGGATAGTTTACAGAGCATTTTAGAAAGTGCAGGACTGCCAGCGGAAAGAGGCGTATTTACTGGGAAGAAAAAGCCGACGGCTTACTACACATTTCTGCGGCTGCTGAAAGGAGCAGCGGCGAGCGCTGACGATAAAGAAGTAGCAGGCAGAGAATTGTATAGGGTTACGCTTTTCCATAAGGGAGATTTTGAGGCGCAGCTAAACAAAACTCTGGAAGTATTGACGGCAGCAGGCGCTTACATAAATAGCGTAGATGCGGAAACCAAAGAAAGTGATACTGGGTACTGGGTAGTACCTATAACAATCGAATTGTTAAAGGAGTGACAAAATAATGACATTAGGATTAAAAGACCTTTACTATGCCGTCTGCACAGAGGCAGAGGGCGCAGAAACTTACGGAGCGCCTAAGAAAATGGCAGAGGCAATGGAAGCAGATTTATCTGTAAAAACAGAAACGGCAGACTTGTACGCTGACGACGCATTAAGCGAGAGCGTAAAAGAATTTACAAACGGAACATTAAAACTGGGGATTAAAGACCTTACGCCGGAAACACTGGCAGAGGTACTGGGGCAGCTGGTAGACGAAAACAAGGTAGTGTGGGCTGGTGGAGATGACGAACCGCCGTTTCTGGCTATTGGTTTTAGAGCTGCCAAAACTGGCGGCAGATACAGATATATCTGGTTATTGAAATGCAAATTTGAAGTACCGGGAGAGAAGTACAAGACAAAAGGGGAAAAAATCGAATTTCAGACACCGGAAATTACAGCAACTTTCTACAAGCGAAAGAAAGATGCAAAATGGAAAGCTGATTTTGTGGGAACAGAAAAAGATAAACCAGCAACAACATGGTTTACGACAGTACCAGAACCAGCGCCCAAAATGACAGAAGTATAAAAAGAGAATATGAGGAAAGGAGAAAGGCGTAGCGCAGGCTGCGCCTTAATTTTATGCCATGAGCGCAATGAATGACGGCGGTTATACCGTGGAACTGAAAGGGAAAAAGTACAGATTACTTTTTACACTTAATGCACTGGAAGAATTGCAGGACAAGTGCGGGGGATATGACAAGCTGCCAGAGGTATTTAACCAGAATAACAAGGACTGGGTAAAGGATACCAAATGGTTGCTTACTATGCTGATTAACGAGGGACTGTTAGAAGAGGACGAAAACGCAGAGCTTTTAAGCGAGGACAAGGTAGGCAGGCTGATACATTTAGGGAATATCCGGGAAGTACAGAACGCTATTTTTGCATCTTTTGTAGCAGGAACAGCCGGGGACGGAAACGGGGACGAAGAGGAAAGCGGAGAAAGTGAAACGGGGGAAGTGGCAGCCGTGCAGGAAAATTAGATACTGCACGGCTTTTGTATATCGCAATCGGACTACTGGGGTACAGAGAGCGTGAGGCGTGGAGAAAAACGCCGTATCAGATTGTGACACTGTTTAAGTACCACAAGGAATATAACCCGCACATTTTCCGACAAGAGCGGGCAGCAGAACCGACAGCCGCAGAAGAAATGGACGATATAGACAAGGCTTTAGGGGGACTGTAATTTATGGCTGATAAGACACAGAACATTAAAACACGCCTAAGTTTTGACGGCGAGGCAGAGTATAAAGCAGCCTGCAAGGAAATTAACAGCACCCTTAAAGTGCTTAATTCGGAAATGAAACTTGTAACGGCTGAATATAAGGACAACGCAAACAGCGTAGAGGCTCTGAAAGCAAAGCAGGAAGTATTACAAAGGGTTTATTCAGAGCAGGCAAAAAAAGTAAAAGAAACCGAGGCGGCATTAGAGAAATGCCGGAAAACAACGGGACAAAACAGCGAGGAAAGCAAAAAGCTGGAGGCACAGTTAAATTACCAAAAAACAGCACTTGTAAAAACGGAGCAGGAGCTTAACAAGACAGCTGCGGATATGGAAAAAGCCGGAAGAGCCGCAGACGATATGGGTAAGGAAATTGAGGAAAGCGGACAGCAGGCAGAAAGCGCAGGCGGCAGATTTTCTGGTTTGGGCGGTATTTTAGGCGGGCTGGGCGGTGCAATGGCAAAAGGCGTAACCGTCATAGGTAC